TCAACAACTGCTGTTTGTGCAGCTCCTGCGAGGTCTGTTGTTTGCCAAGTAAATTGTTTTGATGTGACTGATATACCACCAGTCATACCACCAATAGCACTCAATAATGGAGTATCTGTAGGGGAAATATTGAATAGTTCTCCTACATAATTAGGTAGGTTAAAGGATTGCCCTTGACCTGTAATTGCACCCATATTTTTTTTCTCCTTTTAATTTGATTAATAGGGAGTAACTTTTATAGTTTTCTCTCCATTAAAGTTTTTAATTTTTCTGCTTTGAGAGCTGAACTAGTTTTCCAATCACCATCTTGCTGCGCTTGTGCAATCTGGTCATCTACGCCAACTGGGTCAACTGGAACAGATGCTTGAATAACAGTATCTAAATTTTGTTGGCTTGTTAATACTCGTGCTTTTTGTGCATCTTGTTCTTGGACTACTTCAGAGGATTGACCCCATCCATAGTTTTCAGAAGCAAATTGTTTTATAGCATCTGCTTTTAACTCGCCATCGTATAAACTCTTAAGGGCTTTACCTTCACCAGCGGAAGTGTCAAATCCTGCTTCTTTAAAAACAGAGTCAGACATAACCGACTTAAGCTCTTTGTTTTCTGCTTCAGTCTTTTTAAGCTGTTCCCTCAACTGTTTCAAAGGATTACTTTCCTCTTGAGTTTCATCTACTGTATTTTCTACATTTTCCATTTTTTCTCCTCTCCCAGATTTTCTACTAACTACATTATCCTGGGGTAAACAATGCGATAGGCGACTAGTTATATATAAGTACAATGAGAATAGTCAGCCACTTCTAGCTGTACTGAACAAAGCGATTTTAAATACGCAGCTTACACGCTTGCAATAAGCTGGAGGTGCAGCATCAATTTATATTCGGAGAAAGCCGCAATCCGATACTTTAATTATATACTATAAAACTAAAATAGTGGGGTTTTATCCCCACTATTTATACGTTCACGAAAGGAAGGTTATCTAATCGATTGCTCAAAAAGAGTCCTTAATATTATTATACACAAAAAAAAACTATGTAACCTTTTTTAAAGTAGAAGAGTCTAAGTAGTGTAAACAACAAAAGGAGATTATGTTCGAAGCATTCAATTCAGTAGAAGAGTACGAAGAGTTTGTAAAGAAGGGTGATTGGTTTATAGATAGAGAATCACCAGACTACTGGAAACAATTAATAGATAACGCTAAGGAGGGTAAATAATGAAAACTTGGTTACAAGTTAAATTTGTAGATAGTAAATTAATCGAACCTAAAAACTTGTTAGGTCTTTGGATAAGAATACGTCCAAAAGGTGACGGTGCTTTTTTCGAGGAAAAGCTCGATAAAATATATAAAACACCGTCAAAGAATCCCGATATAATTTCTAGTAAATTATCTAGAGAAGATTTTCCTATCTATATGAACCAATACAAAAACGCTTACGTAACAGTTGAGAAATTAATGAACTGTATTAAAGATGAAAGAGTTGAGTTTTGGTACAAAGGTAAATAATAATTATCTAAATAATTTAAAGCAAAGCCCTAACTGTTTGTTTGTTTCTAGTTGGGGTTTTTGTTATTCCTGGGTTAATCCAGTTACCCTTGAACCTCTACGTGCATATCCAGTACTAGCAGAAAACATTGATGTCTCTTCAGATTCTAATCTTCTTATGTTTTCTAACTGGTCTGGGTCTTGGAATACAACAGCTTGTGTAAACTCTTCTAATGTTAACGCATCATTATTTGGTTCTTGTCTTTGTTGTAACTCCTGGAGTCTTGGTAAATCTTTTTGTGCAGCTGTGTACAGTTGTCTAGCTTGTGCTTGATTCAATCCAGCTTTTCTCAAGTTCTCTGCTTCTGTTCTTGTAACAGTAAAGCCAGCTCTTGATGCTTCTCCACCTATCTGTGCAGCTGTTATCCTACCAGAGATTATCTCTTCTCCTATTGATGGGTCCAATGCTCCCATGAAGATTGCTTCTGGAGTTAAGTCCACATTGTAATTAGTTGAGAAAAAGTTTTGTACTCCTTGTATGTTATCTACTATACCTTCGTATGCAGCACCAACTCTTTGTTGAAACTCACGTGCAGATACTTCGCCTTCTAATAAAGATACGAACTGCGGTGCTAGTAATACTTTAGATGTTTGTTCTGGAATACCATACTCTACTAATGTACCTATGTAAGATTGCTCTAATGCTTTGTACGTAGTTTCATTGTATCTAACTTGTCCAGTATCTGGATTGTAGTTACCAGGAAACTCTGCTTTATAAGTATCTGATTGTCTTACTTCTTGTATTGCTGTTACTGCATTACCAGATTGTGACCAAGTGTTTGAGAACAACTTCAGCAATGTGTCAGACATATTTGGATAAAGTAACTTTGCTTCTTCTAAGAATGTAGCCATTATTGATTAACTCCTAAGTTAGTTTCTACCGAACCAGCAGCTCCACCTAATGCTTCTTGTAATGCTCTAGTTGCTTCTACTGTAACTTGTCCTACGTTTTGTTCTAAACCTTTTTCTCTAAGTAATGTTTGTGATGATTCATAGTCATTAGTAGCTACCATATCTTGCCACCATCCTTGTGTCTCATCTGCTTCTTGTCCCCATATCTGTCTAGTTATTCCTCGGTAAGGACTAACTATATCATCGTATGTTAATTCAGTATTGGTGTGTTTAGGAAACAAAGCTAATCTACTTGTCTTTAAACTTTCAACTAACGCTGCTTCATAGTCTGGATTGTTCCTAATCCTTCCAGCTTTCTCTGCAACTTCTGCATCAGTTAAGCTGCCAAACACTGGACCAAGCCATTGTGTATATAAACCTCTTACTCTATCTTCTTGTTCAGCAGTTCTGTTTAGTCCACCAACACCACCGCTATCTATGTATTCTGAAAATTTAGAATCTCTTACACCATTTCTAAATGGGTCAGCAAATAAAGCTAACTGTTCTGTTGTGTAAGATTCTGACCATTCACCAGTAACCCACTTGTTTGCTATCCATCCAGACAAAGCATCTGGTGCAGCTAATTCTTTATTTGTATCTGTATCATAACCACCAGATACTCCTGCAGCTTTAAGTGCTGAAGCAACTTGTAGTTTGTAATCATTAGCTCTTTGTGTAGCTGTTAATGGGTCAGCTGTGTACTCTTCTAACCAAGAACGTTCAGCTTCATTGTGTGTTTTATACCAGTTAGTAGAAAACCATTCTGCTCTTGTTACTTCTCTACCTTCTAGTGCAGCTTCAGCTATTAATGCAACTGAATCTGGGTCTAGTATCCAAGGTTGTATCGTAGCTTCTTTAGCTAGGTTCTCTGCAAAAGATGTAAATGGATGTGGTGCTTTATTTGTTGCTGGGTCATTACCTGGAAGGTCTGCACTGTTACCAGCTATAACTCCCATTAAGTCTAAGTCATCATAAGAGAACTTAGCATTAACAAAGTAATCTTGTCCTGGAGTAACGAAGCCCGCTTCTATTGGGTCATTGTATCTTACCTCATAGAACATAAAGATTGTGCTGCCCTGGTATAAAGAACCTGCACCTGGTACAGCATATCGTAAGAAGAGTTGTCCTTCTACATCTACTAAGTCTGCACCATCTGGTATATTATTAAATTGATTTTTATTAGGATTTAAAGTTTTTTCTTTTGACTTTCCACTTGGAGGTGGTTCTCCTTCTGGAGGTGGTTCTCCTGGAGGTGGTTCTCCCTCTGGAGGTGGTAAAGTTATTGGTGCATCTTCTGGTTTAAATATAGGTTTACTTTCTGCACCTTCACTTGATAAAGGAAATGTTGGAGTAGATATATTATAGTTTGCTGATAATTGTGCTTCAGCTATAACTTGAGCAGGGTCTATGTTTGGAGCAAAATCAAAAGTAACTCCTGTATAGACTGGTTCCTTAGCTCCCTTAGAATCTTTAATAACAAGTTCAACTGGTTTGTTAGGAGCAAAGTCAAAAGTAACTTCGTTAGGACTAACTGCTTGTGCTATTTTTTGTTCTACTTTTTTAACTTCTGCAGTGTTTCTCTCCATCTCACGAAACTTAGCAACTGAATCTGTGTAATCTAATTTGTCTGGTAAACCTAGCAAATTGTCTGCCATATTCATAGCAGCACTTATTTCATCTTGGTTAAACTGTGTAGCTTTAGCATTTGCATTAGGTCCTAAGATTGGATATAGCTTTACATTACCTATTTCAGCAAAAGGTTGTCTATCACTTTCACCTTTAAGTTGTTTTTCAATTTCATTAGAATCAACAGCATCTTTTACAGAACCACTTTTTATTCTAGATTCTAGTTTTTTTGCAATGTAATAAAGAGCTAAATCTCCTACGTATTTGTCACCTTGGTATGCCATTACTTAGTACTTTCCATACTATATTGTACTTCATTATTTTGGTTAGCAACTGAGGTTACATTATTGATTCCTTTAAATAATGTTTCATAAAAAGGTTTTGTAAGTTTGTATGTTATAGACCATTTGTCATCTACCTCACCAAAGTTGTCAAAGAAATCTACATCTTTGTCTATAGCTTTACCTGCAGCGTTAGCTACATCTGCAGCAAGAACTAAGGTTTCATAAAACGCAAGAACCCCTGCAGCTGGTCCAGTAACAGATGCTAATCCATACTTAGTACCTAGCTTAGATAAACCTTTCTTTATTACTTGTTCTCCTACATCTAACTTACTTAATCCTTTAAGAACCTTGCTAGCAAACTTTGGTTTTGTTTTAATCATATTTTCTGCAGTCTCTAGTGCAGCTTTATTATGCTTATCTACGAATGCTTTTCGTACATTATCTATAGATTCTCGCTTAGATTTAGGTGCAGTATCTCTTGTTAAGCTAGTACCTTGTCTATCTAAAGGTTTATCTAGTATGTTATCTATTGCTGCTTCTGCTTCTTTAAGGTCTTGATTAGGTGCTACCCATAGGTTTAAGGTGTCATCGATACCAGCTGTCATTATTGAAACCATAGCTATCGGAGCAAGCTTACCTGTCCTAGAGTTCTGTACTAACAAATCTATACCAGCATTCTGTATTTTTTCTATAAAGGTTGCAGCTGGTCTCATGTGCATAGTACCTCTTACCTTAAGACTTATATCTGGTTTGAGTATAGTTACTGCTTCATCTCCAAATTTAGATGTCTTTGTATCTATCTTTTCTACTTCATAAAACTTAATAGGTTTGGGTAGTTTCTTTTTAACAATCTTTTCAATTTCTGATTGTGAAATATCTATATCGCTTTTAAGTCCAACCATATTACCTACCCTTTTAGGTTTATAAGTAACAACTTGTTCTCTTGTTACATGTTCAATGTTTTTTATTACATCACCAACAAACGCATCGTCTATTTCTATTTGCCTTAAGTTAGTTAATCTCCAATAGAAATTGTCTGTTCTGTTTAAATAATCTTTAGTCTTATCTACAAGAAATGTTTTATAAGAATCTAAAGTTTCTTGAAGAGTAGTTGCTGTAAGTTGTTTGTTTTTACCTATTTCGTAATCTATATTGCTAATTAAATTTGTTTCAGAATCAAAGTTTTTTATTTGTTCTGGAGTATATTTATTTAATGCAGCTATTCCTTTACCTAAATCTACAGATTCTGTAACTACTGTTCTTGTTAAATCTATTTTTGAATTAGTTACATATTCCGAAACTGAAATAGCTATATCAAATATATCATTTTCTGTTCCAGTAATACTTGCAAACTTACCTTGCTTCATCAGTGTTGCTATTTCTAAAGGAGTAGAGTTTGAATTACCAGAAAATCTTTTTAAGTTATCCATACTCTGGTCTATAACGTGTGCTATTGTTTCATTGTAATTATCAAATAAACTAATATCATTTGCATCTAAACCAGAACCAGCTAGCTTGAACATTGTTTTAATTGTTAAATCTTGTTCTAGGTTTATTAAATCAACTAACATTTTTCCTATTTGTTTTTCTGTTTTTACAACACCTATGTCATTTATCTTTACTAAAAAGTCATCACCTATTACATCAGCTAAAGTAAAGTGTGTCATATCTCCTGGTGCTGTTAACAATTCACTCAATAATGTCATGTCGAAGTCTTTAGGTTTATACCCTACAAATTTAATAAAATCATCCATTGAGTTCATTAATTTTTTAAATTCTATCTTGGTATAGTCTGACCTGTTACTTAAATCTGGTACATAATTCCTCATGTAATTAACACTTCTTCTTGAAACTTCAAAAGGTATTATTGGTGCAGTTGCTGCTGCAGCTATGGTTGCTAACTCTTCTTCAGTAGCCATAACTATCTTTTAATTTTGTTTTGTTTTAAGAACTTTTGTTTTTTTAACTGAGTGTTTTGTCTAGCTAACTTCATCTGCTCATCAAAAAACATTTCTTGTATAGCTTTCATTCTGGTTCCATTGAGGACAGGATGTCATCTATTGTAAATTTATCCTCATTATCTCTAACTATCTCTGTTTTAATTTGCGCACCTTCAAAACTTTCAGCTTGTTGTGGTACTTGTGATTCAATCTGTACATCACTTACTGGTTGTGTTCTATTAGGAACTAATGCTGATAACATATTAGCTGCATACTTTTGCATCGGGTCTACTCCTGGAACCATGCCATCATCTTGTGTATTTAATTTAGGTGTGGATTGTATCTCTTGTTTGTTCTGTTGTATATAACTTTCAACATCTGCATTAACTGGTTGCTTCTCTAAGTATCCAGAATACTTATCCATAACGCTGCTTACATACTCTTGTATGTTAGGTCCAAAACCTTCTATGTTCCCTATGCTACCTACTGCATCAATACCTGCGTTCATAGCGGTGTTAGCTTTACCTGGACCACCATACCAAGCAACTGCTACTAAATCCCAAGAACCATACTTGTTGTAGTATTCAGAAAATTTATAAGCTGCAACGATGTCTTGCATCTCTGGTGTTCGCCAATCTGCACCTTCATATCCTGCTTGTTTAGACCATTTGTCCCAGTTAACATCTAAGATACCATAAGCACCTAATGCCTGGACATCAATAAGTTGTCCATCAAAACCCACCATCTTTGTTGGTTTATGTTTAAGCAAGTAATTGCCGCCAGCATTCTCTTGCTCTTTAGTGGCTTCCATAAATGAAACTAGTTCTTGTTGATTCATAATACTAATTGGGTCTGTTAGCGATACTATTAAGAATAGTAGCCCGAGTATTCCTTGCACTATAATTCTCTCCTAATCTGCTTTTCTCTTTGTCGGTTATCATATCAAACTTCTCTCTCATTCTACTTTCAGAATCTATCTGTGTAAGACCTTGTTCTTCAATAGTACTCTGTACATTGTCAGCTGCATAGTTTCCATAATCACCAGCGAGTATTTCTTCGCCAGTCATCTCTGGTTGTTGTTGTGCTGTAGCAGCTAAAGATTTATTCTGTTGATAAGAATTTTCTGCTTCTTTGTACATTGTATTAGATAACAGTTTAAGTTCAGAGGGATTAGGGTCTCTGTTTAAATCTGCAGCATAAAGTCTTTTTACTTTCTGTGCAATAGTTGCTGGGTCAGCTGGTAAATAAGTTTCTGATTGTGGTATCTCTGGTACTGGATTAGCAACATATTCATCTAATGTTGTTTTCCATGCAGCACCATTAAGTTTTTCTATATCAGTAACACCACCTCTATTTGCTCTGCTTAACACTGGAGTAAAAGCTCTTTGAGTTGCTAGGTCCCATTCTCCTGGCATAAATCCATCACCCACACTAAGTAGGTTGGAGTTAATTAAATCTGCTTGTATGCCAGCAATCTCTTCTTCTGACTTACCACCGAATAGATTAACTAAATCTGTTTCAGTATAAAAATCTGTAGCACCAGAACGTGGAGGAGTGTAGTTAGCTGGTACACCTAAGACTGCATCTTGATTACCGAACTGTCCATATTGTTCAGTAGCTGCTGCTAATGCAACATTATCTCCTGTAACACCTGCTATGTCTTGTCCAGATGTAGCAAAATCTATTACGTATTGTGGAATGTTTGAAGACAATAAATATAAAGAAGCATCTTGTATTGTAGGTGCTGATAATATATCTACTCTTTGTTCTGTTGTAATACCTATTTGATTGGTACCTAGTGAATCATCTTCATTAATCTGAAGTATTATACTTTCTATTCTTTGTAAAAATTCATCAACTGTCATTTAATCCTCTTACTAATTCTATATCTTCATCAGCTTCTCGGAGTTCTCTTTCAAAGATTTCTTTTGCTAAGGGTCCAAACTCTGGGTACTTAACCAATATACCTTGCATCTTGTTTCTTAACAAGCTTCTAAATGGTACTAATTTGTTTGAACTTCTAAAGGAAGTATCAGTATAGGTAGGATTTAATTTTTTTGTTTGTGTGATTACTGCATCTCTAGCTTTTACATACTCTACTAAACCTAATGCTGCTGGGTTAGTTGTTAATGTACTATCTAGTTGATAGGTAACTGGGTCGAACCATGTGTACAATTCATCAATTAAATCATCCATCTCTGGTTTTGTTTGTGAATAGTCTATGCTTCTTCCATAACCTGGGTACTTACTAGCTATTTCTGCTTTCTTATTTCTTTTAGCTTGTACAGAAACCTTATCGTTTCTTACTAACAATCCATTCTCTTTAACAAAGTTTTCATACTCAACGCTACCTAATAGAATATTCTTAGCTTGTTGCCATTGTTCTATAGTTCTAGGAACTCTATCTCCACCAATAATCTGATTCCAATATTGTTCATACATAAACTCTGAATTAGTTTCATCTATTAAGAATGCGTAAGTTAAATCAAATTTCTCTACAAGTTCTGGGTTATTTCTCTCCCATGTAGCACCATCAGCTGTGACTGGTCTTTTCTTTATAGTCTCTGTTCTACTGGTAGCTATTGTAATTGGGTTAAATCCAAATCTTTCTACGAATGTTTTAACTGCTGTAGAACTATCTGGTGAAGCATTGGATATATTTCTATACTCTTCTGCTAATGTTTCAAACAAGAATAATTGTCCTGTCTTATCAGATATCTCATACTTAGGACTTACAGAACCAGATGGTCCCATAGCTTGTGAGATACCTCTAATAATAAATATATTCCTGGCGTAGTCTCCTGCTAACTCCATACCTTCATTAGCTCCTTCTGGAGAACTATCATCAATTTTTCCAGCATACACTAAAGCTTTATACACATCTATGGTTGTATTAGAAAACATACGTTTAGATTCTGCTCCACCTATACCATAAGCAGTACCTATTTTTTTTAACCAAGATGGTGCTGGTACTAATGAACTAATTATTTCAGTAGCGGTTCCTGTACGAGGAGCTGCAAAGTCTCCAAACAATAGTGTCTCTTCCCATTTACCTGGTCTTAGTACATTAAATTTACGATTAATAAAAGCAGCTGGCACTGTAATAGTTGGACCAAAACCTGGTATTAAGTTACCTGCTATGTTTAAAGAACCAGCAAAGACTGGTAGGTTAACTTGTACACCATTCTCTGTTAAGTCTTTAAACATCCACTTCTGTATTAATCCTTCTCCTGGATAACCAAACAACTCTTCATTAGTGTTTGGGTCTTTATAAAAGAATCCTTTTTGTCCAGAATCATCAAACACTGGGTTAGGTTTTTGTGCTGACTGTACAAACTGCTGCGCTCTACGTATAGGTCTGCCTTGGTTTTCTACAATTAATCTACTCCAAGTAGTAAAGATTTCTACGTATGCTTCACCGAATGGAAATATTCCTCTAGTTGCATTACCTAATCTAGTTCTAGTAGATACATCATAAAGAAGTTTTTTAGTTTCAGAAAGCGCATGTGATGCACCTATCTTATCTATAATCTCTACTTTATTAATACCACCTTTTTTAACTCCTGTATAACTTTCTAGTTTTTTAAGTACAGCTTTTTCATTCTTACTTCCTGTAGCTAGTCCAGCTTCTTTAGCTTGTTGTACTAACTTCTTAAGTGTTGCTCCATTAGCATGTTGTGCAAAGTCTCCTACTTTGTCCCAGTAATGAAACTTAAAGGTTGGCGCTCTTGACATTGTCTTAGTAGGAATAGTCATAAAGAAATTAAAAGATTCATCTACAAAGTCATCTAACCTTCTAGTTTGTGATGTCATTGCATTCTTTAACTCTCCACGTGCTTGTTCTGGTAGAACTTTCTCAAACTTTTTAACAAAGTCTTTCTTCATCTTCTCTTGGTTTTTTCTTAACTGTGTAGTTATAGAAGTGTATTCAACTTCACTAAGCTGACCAGCCCAGTATTTAGGCATGTCTATATTTTCTAATCCTACTAACTCTGCAGCATCCATAGCTTCATCTGACAAAGCTTTAAGTAAATCTTCTTTACCATTCTCATCTATCCAGTTTCTAGAAAGTCTTGCTGTTTTACCTTTAGTGCTTGTCTCTACAATTCCACCAGTAACTTGTGCTACTGAAGCATTAGCATAGTGAATGAACTCTTCAGCTTTAGCCATACCTGGCGCACCATTAAAGCCAGCTCCTTTAAAAGCATGTCCTTCTGCACCTGTAACTTTTCTAATATGTTTATTTAATGGGTTACCTTGTGTCTGTGTTTCTTTAATTAATTTATTTAGCTGCGCTTTTCTAACAGCAGTATTTGGTTCTAATTGTATTGCAGCAAGTCTCCTAGACAATGGGTCAAATTTATGTTGCATAAAGTTTCTAAATGATGCTTCTCCCCAAGCTCTTCTATTCTCTTGTCTTGATACTGTAGTGAATCTACCTGTTCCACCTGTTCTCCTGGAAGCAGAAGTTATACCTGCACCATTTAAAGTTACATCAATAAACTGTGCGTTATCTTCAAAAGAACCTAATAACATCTTGCTTGATTCTTTTTGTTTATCAAAACCTCTAGCAATCATTTGTGCTGGATGTGTAATAATATTAGTAACACCAGAGGATAACATTCTTAATTGCTCTTCTGCTATAACTCTTATTGTCCATGCTGGTCGTAATAGAACTAATGGTTTGAATAAGGCACCATAATACCAATCCATAAACCTTCTTGTTGATTCTACATTCCCAGAAGCTAGTAATTTAGTTCCTACTTTTCCTAGTGTCTCATCTAATGCTTTAGCAGAACGTATTAAAGCTTTAGGGTCTGGTAAAAATATCTCATCTGCTAACTGTGATGCAACAACTGGGTCTAATAGATTTTCAACACCATCTAACTTACCTCCTTGTAATTGTCTTAATACATTAGTTATTGGTAAGTCTCCACCAGATGAATCTATTGCATAACTTCTTACAGTATCTTTATTTTTTTTAGCAGTTCCAATAAACCTTGCCTGGACACTTAGTCCTTCATCAACTAATTTAGCTTGCCATACAGTTAACTTTGCTGTAGCTGCTTTAACAGAAGTATCTTTATCTACTCCTGCTAGTCCACGTATAACAGCTGGTTTAAAATTTCTCTCTATAAAGTTAGTAACAACTATTGCTGTTTGTGAAGGTGCATCTGCAGCACCAAGTGCTTTCATAGAATCTTTCATAAACTTATCTGCAGTTGTAGCAGCTTTATCTTTATCCATACTTGATGTAGCTAAACGTATAAATCTATTTAGTGAAACTAAACTATCATCTTTATTTTCTGTAACAAGTCTTGTTCCATAAGTTCTTTCCATTCTTTTTGTTAAAAAATTACCTTTTCTTTTAACTGTAGGAACGTTGTTTAATGTTGCCTTTACTAATAATTTCTCATTAACTAATTCAGTAGTAAGCGCATCATCTATCTCATCAAATGATTTACCTTTATTTTTTGCTTTAAATTTATCTAAAGCAACATAAAAATCATAGTCATCAATATTATTTTTTGATGTTGCAATTATGTCTGATGTATTGTTTTCCCATAAAAACTGTTTAAATTTTACACCACCTTTTCCTTTTAGAAATTCTTGTGATGTTGGTCCGAAAATAGTTTTACGTGTTCCTTGGAGTAATCCAGCGTTTTCAAATAACTTACCTGCATTAGTTAAATTTTCTAATTCAGTAAATGTTTTAGCACCAGCTCTAAGTTTTCCTACTCCTAATGTTGCAAGACCTACTGGGTCTAAAAAGATTTGTGCAAGTATATCTATAACACCAGTTATATTGTTATATGCAGTTGTTCCTGGCTCTATAATCTCATCTATTGGTTTAAATAAATAACGACCAATAGTTACTGTAGGGTCAAGTCCAGCTTCTTCAAATCTCTCTGCTCTCTCTCCAGTAAACTGTATTGCTTCTTCTGCTCTTTTTTTTTGTTGTTCATAAATTTGTACACCTAAAACATTATCTAGTACAAACTCTCTAGCTACTAATGGGTCAACACCAGCTGCTAACATGTTTTTGTATTCATCTGTTTGTGTTGGGTCAGTACTACCTAAGAACCATCCTGTACCTAAGTCAACTTCTTTACCTGCTGCTTCAGCTTGTGCTTTCATATCTAGTAATGAAGATTTAGATTTACCTTTAGCTTCATCGTGTGTCAAACCTTGTTGTCTGCCTTCTAAGTATCTAACTCCTCTAGCAGCTCCAGCTTCCCATAAGTTTTGGAATCCTAAAAATAAACCACGTGATGCACCTTTTGCTCTTTCTTTAACACTGATAGCTTCACGTAATTTAGAAAAACCATTTTCTTCTTTGTTTAAAGATTCTTTTAAAACTATTTGTCCTAATCTAGGGTCATTATCACTAATACCTAACTTGACTGCACCTACTAAAGAACCCTTACTTATTGTTGGATATCTTTTAATAATAGAAGAAGCTTGGTTAGCCATAGCTTGTGTTGCTTGTGTTGGTGCTAAAGATTTCTGTATTGCTCTTTCTGTAGCAGAATCATCTGCAAAAGAAGCTGCATCAAAGGTACTGTATGCCATGTTACCCTTTTAATAAATTAGCTAATAAAGGGTCACCTGTTAGGTCAAAAAATTTCTGTATTAATTCCTCTGTAGATTCTGTTGGTCCTTGTGAACCTACTCCTGGACCAAAGTTTAGTCCATCTTCTACTGGTCGTAGTGGTTGGTCAGTCGAAGCAAATACACTATTTTGTAACGCTCCACTTAAGTTTTGTCCTGGCGTTGGCGCAGCTGCAGGTGTTTCTTGACCTAAGTTTAAATTCTTTACATCATTGTTTAATTCTTTTAATGGACCTTTTTCTCCATAAGTCATTTTGGATTGGTCAATTACATTTTGTGATGCTGGAGGTATTGCTATATTTCTTTTAGTAATCCTTGTCGCCATCTTCATCCTCCTCATACTCTTCTAAAAAAATTGGTTCTGTTAGTACAATAAACTGTGTAGGAAGATACTGTTGTACAATATTACGCAACACGTGTTGTCTTTTAATATAATCTTCTATGATTATATCATCACCATCTTCATCTAATTCAGCTAAATGAACGCAAACAATCTCTTCAAATAAATTAAGCATTGCCCATCATTCCTAATGCCTCTTGTATAGAAGGTGCGGGACCAGTGGTGGCTGGACCCATACCCTCAATCATTGCTGCTTCAGCTTCTGGAATTTCTGGTTCATCAGCTGTAAAAAATTTATCTAATATGTTTTGCATATCTTCTGGTTTTTTTCTTATTTGTATAACAGCCATTAAAGCTTTTTCGCTTCCTTGGTTAGCTTGTGTCATTAAAGTATCAAACAATACTTTGTCTGCTTTTTCTTTAGTTATTCGTTCATTAACTCTTACAACATTATCTAAACCATCTAGGTTTTCTTGTAAGGTCTGTGTATCAATAACTCCAGAACTAAGTAGTTGCAGCCCTGTAACTATTTTCTGTGGCTCATCGTAACCAGCCATAGCTCCATACACTCTTCTTGTTTTATAAGATTTTTTTATGTCTCTTGTTGGTTCATACGTTTCTGAAAAGAATTTATTATCTTTATATCCAGAAAGTTCTTTAGTAATACCACCATACATAACTTCATCCCATTCAAGTCTTTTAGCATCAGTCTGTTCTATAGCATCAGCCATAATGGTGTGATACTCTCTAATCATTAGAGACATTGATGCACCTAACTCTTCGAGTCCTCTACCAGTAGCAAAGCTAACTGGAGATTGTGAATCATCGGTAGCAGGATAAGAAGCACCAACACGAAGTTGTCGTTCTATTCTGTCTACTTGTTGAAATAATTGATAAGGCATATTAGATGCTGGTTTAGAAATTTGACTTCCTGGAGAGAAATAGTTAACTGCAAATCTACCTTTTTTGTATTGTCCAGATTCTAATTCTCCAGTTATGTTTGTTTCTGTAAAGACTGCATCTTCCATAGCAATAATGCTCATAACATTAATCTTTGCCATAGATGCCATTAATCCTATAATTTGGTCGTACTGTCCTTGCAGCTGGTCAAAAGAAAATTTCTTTGCTACAACGAAAGCAGGACCACTTGATAGTGGATTAGGAATAAAGTCTAAGATTGTTGCTGAAGATAAATGATACACATAGGTACCCTCTTCATTATAATATTCAGCAACTAAGTCTCCACTTCCATTAGAGTTTGCCCAAGAACCACCATAAGCATCTGCTAATGGTGAACCATAACCTGCTCCAACATTTACTGCTCTTGGTTTGTCTTTCATAATTGCATTTTTGTATTCTGGATAAACATCAGCTAAAGATGATTTAGGTACTCTTCTAACAATAGACATATCTTTTGGTTGTTGGTCTGCACCAAAATAACCAGGGAAACAATTGTATGGGTCTCTTAATTCAGCTATTGGATAAGGGGTACCATTAGCATCCTTTTTTTCTTTAATTACCCATACAGCAAATCCATAACCAGGTAGCCATCTACCTACTTGTGGCATTTGTAAATCTAATCTTTGTACATCATCGTAAGCTGTTAAGATTCTACTTATTTTTTCAGCTTTGTTTCTTGCACGTTCTGAATCTTTGTTATTAGGAATATCTACTTTTAAGTTAGGTATTCTACCTATTTTTTGTGCAAGGTGTTCTAAACCAGATGACATTAAGTTAGGCATTGGTACTTGCCAATCTTCAAAACCTTTTAGCTGGTCACCTAATAAAGCAAGTATTCCATTAGGTCCGCCATTCATGATTGAACGAATACGACTACGCATTGCATAACCTTCTTGGTTGTTAAAGTGCAGCTGCGTTATTTTGTCATTTAATGTTTGTTCATTCATTGTTTTACCATGGTGCTGTATTTATATCGCTTATATCAACATTTGCATAACTAGGAGTATATTCATGAGCTAGTTCAGCAACAAATTCTTTTTGTAATCTTCTTACAATTTTTATTGGAAACCAACTTGCCATAACTATATCCGATTTATATCCTCTACTACTTGCCTTGCTAGCAGCATTTGAAAAATACAAAAGCTGTCTACGATATATATTACTCTTATTTTGTGAATCTGCACTACCATAAGGTAAATTAACTTTACCCTTATCAAATAGTTCACTCATAGAACCAACACCAAAGTAAGGGTCAAATTTATTCTTTTGTGTTTGGTGTCCTTCTAAGTGAACACCTTTAGAAGAAGTCCACTCTTTTAATTCTCTATCTTGTCGTATCGCACGCTGAAAACCATTCTCTTCAATAATCCAATGTGAACAGTGATACTTTGTGTACCATTCTTTAATTGTTTTAAATGCCTGGGGTATGCCGCCACCTTTAGTATTTTCTATATCTACCATGTACAGTTTGCCCTCTTCGACATTAAACGCCCATAAAAATGCTGCCTGGTATCCAGTTGCAGCTGGGTCAAGTCCCGCTATCAATCTACATCCAGAAGGTATGTTTCCAATACTTCTTGACTCATCTCTTGAAGCATCAAGAGAATCTACTTTAAACATCTGCAGCCCTTCGGAGAATGGTCGGTTAAGATATACCATTTCAAATATAGCTAACCCACCAGTCGTTTGTGCATTCCTTCTTTGTGACATAAGCCATTTGTAACTTCTTTTGCTAGCCCAAAGCATGTGTTTCTTGTGGTCTTTATCTGGTCCAGAATCTATAGGAATATCTAAACTGTGCGCAGATTCAATTATCTTTTTCCATTCATCGTTATCAATTAACGAATTATACAAATCATCTGGGTGTTGCCTAGAACCAATTACAACAATAGAAGTATGTTCTTCTTTACGTGATGATAAAGTTGTGGTCCACCATCGTTTAGTTTGTTCTCTTGAACTAGGTTGTATTGTTGTTGAGTGGTCTTCAATGTCATCTGCAATAATCAAGTCACAGTCACGTGAAAGAATTTTACCGCCTTTACCTACAGCTACCATTGTTGGTGACTTAATACCAGTAACTGTTCTACTCTTGACTGTAAATTGTCCAGAACTCCAGGTCTTACCAGTTCTACTTTTAGGTTTAAAAGTTTCTCCTGGTCCACAAAAATCTTGTATCAGCTGCTCGTTATTTTCTAGGTGGTCCAATACAGAACCTACAGCATTCTTAGATATATCTTCGTTACCACCTACCCACATAATTCTAATGTTAGGTAATTTACATATCTGCCATACAGCAAAGTGTGTAAGTAAATCAGTCTTGCCATGTCGAGGAGGTGAGAGAATCATAAGTTGTTCACCTTTATCAATAGCTTTTAAAATATTTTTAATCCAGTTCTTATGGAACTTAGCAGTTTCGTAAGGTTGTCCAGTCTCTGTTAAGAAGTATCTATTTCTAAACTCTTCAAACGATTCTAGAGATTTTATTGCTTCTTCTGGTACATCCCAGTTTTCTCTAGCTTTATGTATTGCTTTGTCTTCTTTGTATGCAAGTAGCATCCTGGTAACAACACTCTGGTCAATGCTCATATCTTCTGCTACAAACTTTTGTGTAATAATTCCTTCGAGTACTTCTTCTGCATAATTTTTTACAAAAGACATGTAGTTTTCTCCACGACTAGCTCTATTGTTTGGAGTTGTTACTAGTTTAATATTTTCTTTTTTCTTCTTACTTCTTGCCCTAGCATTAGCAGCTTTAGTACATTGCAGCTTGCAATACTTTTGTCTCCCATGTTCTTGTTTAAATTTGTCTCCACAATGCGGACACGAAACTGTTTTAAGGTTAGGCATTATTTTTTCTAACTTTATTTTTTTTATTAGCTTTTTTTGGTTTGTAACCCTTACCAGGCATAAATTCTCCTCCTATACTTATATTATGGCAGATAATATACGTGGTACCAAGTACCCTAATTCAAAAAAGAATATCCAGTTTCAAAAAAATCGAAGCTGTGTACATTCTGCTTGTAGTACTATACTATCGCAATACAATAAATATAAATACTGTCATAAACATAAACCAAAAATCTACCCAAGAATAAAAGGTAGAACTCCAGACACAACTAAACAAAAACCCTTAGAATAAACAAAACCCCACATTGCTGCAGGGCTCTGTACACGTACAGTCTGTCCATTTACTGTAATGAAAAATATAACAATCCACAAAAGCATTCCATCAATTTAATTTAACTTGTACACCACATACTTGTTGAATATTTTTAAGATGAACTGCCTTTCTTTCTTATCATAAATTGAAGCTATCCTCATAGCTACACCTGGATTTTCCAGGTATAAACAAGATAGTACTCTTGTTGAGTTAGTGAGAGAAAAAATTTTTATATTTCGTATAAATTGTAATTAATTTTCCTTTATGATAAAGTTATAACACACACAAACAGCAAGGACTAAGTAATTAGATACAGGTAAAGTGGACATCGGGAGTACGAAAGTCTCACCTTACAGCCAGTAAGACCAACTAGAAAGACAAGTGAGATACCCAAGGTCTGAGGAAACATCCTAGCTTATAAAAGATTATATAAAAACAATAGCCCGCTACATCCTAAATACCCCAAAGTAAAATAAAGAGCATGATTAAATGCAAACAATGCAAACGTACATTAAAGAAAGTTAACGACAATTTTGTTTATTGTGATAGTTCACCTAGTGTGTGTACTTTATCTACAAAAACAATAGACATACACAACATGTAGTACCACTATATATAGTAGTCTTTTGTATCGTAACTAATTGGCATTAAATAAATCTAGTGTTACGAATACGAATACCACCCCCTCAAATTGGCATTGCCATTGCTTGTCCTATAATCTATATTATGTTGCATTAGTGCCCCTATGTTTCCTAGGGTTTAGACTTAAAAGCCTTGTTTCACGGGTTATGAAATAGTGTGTTCAAAACTACCCCAGTAATTTTTTAAAATAGACATGGGGTGGGTGTGAGTGTGAAGGATTGATAGCTGATAGCAGACAAAAAACTTGTTACAAAAATGTAACCTTTTCTACCTTCATAAGGTCCAAGCTGTATGAAACAAAAAAATACAAACACTATCACGTTTATGTTAGGTGCAAGCGGGAGCGGTAAGTCTAGGCATGTTAAGAAAGAAGCAGCAAGGACTAACGCCTTCGTGATTGACCCCGACGAAATCAAGGCAAAACTAAATAAAGACCAGCCACTAACCAAAGATAAGAATGCAGAGCTGCACCCAGCAGCAAGCGACATTGCAGCTAAAATGCTTGAGGCTTATTTTAATAACACTGAAGCATTCAAAGATAATTTTAGTTGTGATAATGTCATCTTTGATAATCGCGGTAAGTCACCAATAAAAGTCTTGAAGAGGATAGAGAAAGCAAAAGAAGCTGGATTAACTATTAAGGTAATCTATGTTGAAGTTGAACTTCTTAACTGCTTGCTGAATGTATTCATTAGGAATATTAAAAGCAACAGGTCTATGTATCTTCAAGAAGTAATCAACGCTTATGGGTCCATGAAGATATCAGTATCAATATGCAGGATGCTGCGTGTAACTGGAGTCCTTGAGATGCAAACAGTACAAGGATACAGAAGAATAAAATCCAAAAAAATATGTAACCTTCTCAAAGTTGGGAAGGTCTAAACAATGAAAGGGAGAGAAGTGAAAACAATCCAAGAAATACAGAAGGACTTTGAGGGTCGATTCGATACAGTCAAACTATCAAGCGGTGAGATTGTAGAGGGCAAAGCAGCATTTGAGATTTACTTAGAGGAAGGGCAAACAGTTTATCAAGCGCTACACAAAACAGTTAAAGATTATATAAGCGGCAAGGAGATTTACGAATACTGTTACGAGAATTTCATTCCAACAAATCCAATGAAGGGGGTAGTTTAATAATGATGATAAACGAAAAAACGAAAATGATTAAAGAGCTTGTAGAAAATTTTCTAGAGGCAGGAATAGAAATCGACGAGTTAGAAAAACTTAAAGAAATTTTTAATGAGGAAATTGATT